GTTCCGAGAGAACGTGATGAGTCTGGAGATTTTGTCCGTCATACGCACCAAAAACCCGGTCTTGGTGTCGGTGATCCCCAGCTTCTCCACCCTCGTGAAGTTCAGGAACGGGTCACTAGCGTCCTTACCCCCGCTGTAATCGTGATTCTTCCTCTCCATGAGGGATCGAGCCTGATGGGTCAGCTCTTGATGGATTTCAAGCAGTCTTTTGCGGTCTACGGATTCCATAGTTTTACCTTACTCTGTTTACGGTCATACTCGCCCCACCTGAGGATCCGAGCGACCCTAGCCTGTACAAGTGCTTCCTGCTCTGACAGGCCAGCGTTGGCGTACGCCGCAGCCACCTGCTCCCAGTCGCAGTGTTCGTTGAGCAGCCGCTCTGCCGTCTTCGGGCCCACCTTCGGACAGCCGCTGTAGCCGTCAACGGAGTCCCCTGTGAGGGCCTGAGTCAGGTGCATCCGATCAGCGTCTTCGAGTGAGACCTCGACCACCCCCTCTTCTGGCTTGTGAGGGTTGTAGTGCTTGCCCGGTATCGTCTTGAGATCCTTGTCGATTGTGACGATGATACGATCCGCCGACATCTTGTAGCACCCGAGCCAGCTACATGACCTCGGCATACCCGCCAGTAGCCCTAGGATGTCGTCTCCTTCGAGACCCTCTTCCTCACAGACCGTATAGACCTCTCTCGTGTACTGCTTGAGCACAGGAAATCCGAGAGGCTTACGCTTCTTCTTCCTGTTGCTCTTGTACGTGGGCAGGACATCCTTCCTCCAGTTTGTCTTGCCCGTATATGCGATGTACAGACGGTCGCCATCCAGAGTCTTCATGAGGTCAGCCACCCAAGCGTCGAAGCGCATCCGGGCCTCCTTCATGTCGCAGTGAAGTGTCCAGATATCGTCGCCCCAGTCCCACGCTTCCTCGCAGGCGAGTAGGACCTCATAGATAACAATGTCACCATCAAGAAGTATATTCTTCGTCATCGGGCGATCCCCCCGCCTGTATCGCGAGTCGGCCAAGCTCGATGAGGCCCACGCAACTGTGGTACGAGCCGCTGAACGCAACTGTGAGGTCCTCGGTCTGCTTCGTACGCTGAGAGGCCCCCAGCACGATCAGCTCGTCAAAGCGATTCTGAAGTTCTTTGATCATGTCGTCGTTCGTGACGTACGTGAGATCAGTCATACCGACACTCCTTGTCAGCTCGGATTCGATCCATCAACCACTCCCGCATAGCTGATCGCGGCGGATACCGCTGCATCTTGCTGACCAGTATAGCTTGATTCCGTTTTTCTATCAAAAACTCAGAGATCTCATCGAGGGCTCGCAAAGCGTTCTGCCCATATATGCCCCAAGTGAACACGAGCTTATTGGATCTCGTCCTCCGCTTGGCTACTGAGCACGTGCCGCCCAGTGTCTCATACAGCTTCTCGACTATCTCTCTGCTCGTCACCTCGACACGAACGCAGGGTGTAGTCCTGTAGGCGATACTGCCTTCGCCGTCGATGACCCCTGCTACGTACGCAAGATCAGTGAGTCTCTTTCCAGTTTTCTCCGACACGGTACTCTCCCGTCAACGGACACCTGAAGCCAAGCGTCCTTCCTGCCTGTTCCATGGCACTGACTGCAAGGACTCCGATGTCCTGTGCAATCGATTCAGGGACTTCGAGCTGAATCTCATCGTGAATGTGAGCCACCTGCCTGACATCCTTGTACAGGGATCGCTGGTCACCTCGGTCACGCGCCGCTTTTCGTATGTCAGAGTGAATCTGACACGTCGCCTCCTTCATCACTATCGCTCCAGCCGACTGGAGCAGCAAGTTCAGCGCACTGTGCTTCGACCGGACTCTCAGTGTCCTGCCGTCAATCGCAGTTAGACTACCCGTACGCTCTGCCTTGTACTCCACAGCTTCCTTGAGCCTTCTGAGAGCTGGCATCTTGGCGAGGAACGATGTCTTGAGTCGTGATCCGTCTTGTGACGAGCCGCCGACGATCGATCCTATCTTGGCGTTACCCGCGCCGTACAGGAAAGCATAGATGAACGTCTTGGCCTGATCTCTGGTCTCAAGACCCGCCGCCTTCTGGTTCGTGTCGTGGATGTCGCCTTCCAGAATCGCATCACGATAAAGACCTTTGTCGTACCTGAACGTGTAGTGCGCTAGGCAGCGAAGCTCAAGGCCGCTCATGTCGATCCCGACCATCTTCCTGCCGCTCGGGACACAGAACAGGGCTCGACACTCAGCACCGAACGGGGCAGTGACCCGAGGCACCTGAGCTACGTTGGGCTTACTGTGAGTGCATCTGGCGGACACAGCGCCGCACGGGTTCACACGTCCATGGATCCGCCCGTCTTTCTCCAACTTGATCCACGCCTCGTTGCCCTCTGCAACCTGTCCCAACCGCTTTGTGAGTAGCAGATACTGGGCCAGCGGCTTGCACTCTTCGTACGGCAGGCCCTTGAGCACCGTCTCATCAATCTTCGGGCGACCCTCCGGAGTGTACTCCTCAGGCTGCCAGCCATGCTTGCTAATGAGACCCCTTGCGATCTGATCTCGCGACCCGGGGTTGAACGGTATAGTCTTGACCTTGAGTTCGCCGTCCAATAGCCGAGGGCGGATCTTGAGGGGACAATCCTTTTTCTTCTCGTATTTCGTACCAGTCTCTGGGTCATAGTAGTACTGCGGAGTCTTCATCGGGATAACAGCAGGAGGAAACGCTTCCTTCAACTGCTGCTTCACGTCTTCTCTCGCGGCCAAGAGATCTGAGTGAAGCTGCCTAGCTTTTTCGACGTTGAAACCGATGCCGTTTCTCTCTTGTTGTGAGATTACAGCCGCGAACTCGTGCTCCAACACGGTAGGGTTTTCCGGGACATCCTCCGCAAGGATCTTGTTCCACAGGGCGAGCGTCACGCGCACGTCTTGTATGCAGTACTCACCCATCTCCTCAGTGAACTCGTCCCAGCAGTTATCTTGCTCACCGTAGTCGCCCTTGAGCAAGCGAAGCCGGTGGCCCCACGCCTTGAGCGAGTGACGACCCGAGTACTTCTTCGGGAACTCGGGGTCCTGCCAGTCCTGATTCGAGATGTCAGGCCACAGCATCCGGGACATGACGAGGGTGTCGCGGACGCAACCCTTGGGCTCCCAGTCTGGGTGAAGCCGCTGGATCGCTCGCACGTCAAAGTCCTGTGCGTTGTGACCGACGATCACGTCAGCCTCCCGAAGCTCCTCCAGACCCTCCTCGATACTAACGAGACGTGGGTCGTCTCCGTTTGACGACAGGGCGATGCAGTGAATCTTCTTGAGACCCAGCAGGGTCCGGAAGCACTTGATCGCGTTCGTTTCGATGTCAAAAACTACGGTGTGCATAGCTACTCTTTCTGTTGGGAGGTCCCAACGATCACTCAGGGATGGCGACGATGTCGGGCGCGATCCATTCGCTGAGACGACCTGTGTCACTACAGTACTCAAGGACGGAGGAAAGTCCAGTCTCACCAGCGTATCGATTCTTCAGGACGCGCAGTGACATGAGATTCTGTGCTGATTCCTCCTGCTGATTCCTCTCGCATCCGATGACTGCATCACTCAACTGCGCGATTGCGTGTGAGCCTCGGAGCTGACTGAGGCTCGTGCTGCCGCCCTCCTCGTGGGATCTACCCTCAGGGCGACGAAGGTGAGACACTAGGACGAGGTGGATGTTCGTCTCCTCTACGAGCGACCGAAGCTTCGTCATCGTGGCATCGATGGTGCGCCGCTCATCACCAGACTCCATGGCGGACACGACGATCGACAGGTGATCGAGGAACACGTACTTGCACTCCATCGCACGAGCCATGTACCGCACCCTGTTCAGCAGATTGGCGGGATCGATAGAACCCCAGTGATCGTACAGGACCATCTTGCCTGACCCGACCGTCGCCTCGAACGCCTCACGCTTCTGGTCCGTGGTGACCTCGCGGTCGAGCCAGAGATGCGGCGGGACGTTCATCCGGAGACCCATGATGTACTCACTCGTCTTCTTGACCGACTCCTCCAGAGCGATGTACCCCACCTTCTGGCCCATGTCGATCAGGTAGTACGCAAGCTCGCGAGCCACGCTCGACTTTCCGATGCCCGTGCCCGCCGTTAGGGTTACGAGTTCGCCGCCGCGCATACCGAAGAGCTTGGTGTTCAGCGAAGGCCACGGGTAGGGGATGGACGGCTTCTCGTCGCTCTCGTTGATGACATTCCAAAGCTCCTCGCCCGGGACGACGCCGTCAGGCCGAAAAGACTTGGCGCTGTATACGGCATCGACAAGCTCCTTGTACTTACCTTCGGCCAGACAGTCACAAGCGTCCTTGTGGGGCATCGACGTGACGATCTTCGCTTTGCCCGGTGAAAGCTGCTGGGCGGCTTCGATAGCTGCCTGCCTGCCCTGTTCATCCTGATCGAAACACAGGACGACAGACTCGAACGACTCTAGCCACTCGATATTCTGAGCCACTACCTTGGCAGCCGACTTGACGCCGTTGGGTATGGAAACGACAGGCCACGTCAGGTTGAAGACCTGAGATACGGCGAGAGCATCGCACTCACCCTCGGTGATCGTGACCATCTTCCCTGACTCGCGCCAGAGGTGGGCTCCGAACAGCGAAATCTTCTTGGGGTCACCCAGCCACTTGAACGTCTTGTCACCAAAGCGCAGCTTCTGGGCAACGACGTTGCCTGCCGCGTCCCTGTAGTTCGCGACCTGACATGGGCGGTTCTCGTACGCGCCGACGCCGTAGTCAAACTTCTTGCATGTCTCCTCATCAATCCCCCGGCGGTTGAGGGCAGTGATGTCGTACTCGATAAGTCCAGTCATTCTATGAGTCTCTTTCTGTGTGACGGGGGTGCCATCCCCGTGTTCATAGTAATTACAGCCAAAACAATATGCGTGGTTGTCTGTGTACCTCGCTAGATTATCCCTTGACCCACAGCGCGGGCAGGGTTCGTGCCTCAGGAACTCGCTCAACTCTCATGACCTCCAAACTGATACCGGGGGTATCGGAAAACCTCTTACTCATCGAGGCCCACACGAGCTGGTCGTCGTCGTCCCACACTACACCATTCAAGACATCCAGTGTCTTGAAGTAGTTGTCCACGTCGCCGAGTGGCGTCTGCCTCTTGGAGGTTCGCGGCTTCACTACGTGAAACACGGCGGATACCGCAAGGCTACCCTCCAGCGGGAAGGATCGTGGTAGTTTAGCATTCTCGAACAACAAAGCCGCATCCTTTCTGAAGGCTGTGTAGCGTTTGCCGAAGTAGACTCGACCAGTCCTTGTGAACCTTGGACGCGAGGCGGGCACGGGGGTGAGAGGCAGGAAGATCTCCCACCTGCTCGACCCCCGATACGCCTTCACATAAAGGTCAGAAGTCGGTCTCGTCGAAGTCTGTCGTGACCTTGGTTTCTTCCTTGCCAACCGTGTATCCTTCGACCTCGTCGAAACCCCACTCGCTCGCCGCGTCACCATCTCGATCCTTGAGATCAATAACTTGGACGGTCTTGAGACGCAGTGTGACGCCCGCGCCTTGCGGAGAGCAATACGGCACGATTTCAAATCCGCAGCGAATACGACTGCCCCGGCCAATCTCGTCGCCGTCCGCAGGCCACGGATGGGTACTCGCATCAACGATCTTCGGTCGCTGCTCCCAGCGGTCGTCACCGTTGACGCCGACAGCCTTGAGCTTCATCTTGAAGCACAGGTTGCCCGTCTCGTTGCCTTCGTCATCGACCTCGTTGTAGTACGGCGGGGGCTGATCGATGTTGCGATACTGACCACGCTGCTTGAGGTCCTCGACATTGGTGCTGATGACCTTGTCGATCACAGACTTCATCTCCTGCGAGTCGCTGTGAGACAGGATGAGCTGGGTGTGATACACCCCGTCCTCCTTGTGGAACTTCTTGTCTGGCCGATTCAGGTGCGGCCACTTGGCGATGCCGGGCGGGCTCGTGAATCTGGTGTGCTTTTTACGCATGTCGTCTCCTAACTGAAGTAGTACTTCGATTCTAAAACACGTGAAACATCAAGTGTACCTACGGCTGGTGCTTGTGGCAAGTCAATGTGCCCCGGCAGTAGGACGCTGAACTGGTTGTGTAGTGTCTGAAGAACGTTCTCACTGAAGATATCAACAGTCGCCTCACGGACGCACTTGTTGATCGTGTCCATGTCGGATGCTGTCGAAGAGATGTTGTCGTGAACAGTCATGAACGAATGGACGCCCTCATCGAGACACTTGTTGACCGTCAACCCGAGAAGACCACCGAGACCGTCGTACGAATGCACGAGGTTGGCGCAGATCCCGTTGACCGTCTTTCGCTTCGACTGGTTGCCACTCGGCACGTTGATGCGGTGCTGCCGGATCGTCCCCCCGACCACCGTCTTGATCGAGTGAGCCTGCATGTTCTCATAGTGCATCTTGACAGGAAAGCCGAGAGGCGTCACCCATCTCGGGGTGATCTGATTGTCACTGAATACGGCGGCGACAGAGCGCAGCCAGTCCATCACGATCCGTGCTGATGAGACTACTTCACCGATGGACTCCCATATCTTACCGGCAAGGTAGTTGCACGGCGCGTATGTCTCGTCGCCAAACGGGTTGACCTTGGTCGGATCCTTGAGCTGATCATAGAACCACTCAGCCGTGTAGCTGCGACAACTGTAAAACACGGACCCGTACACGAGAGTCATGGTCTGTCGCTTCGTCGTCTTGCGATTGATGCCGAAGTCAATCCACTTCTGGGCGTACGGACTGCTGAGGTCTTGCTGGAGCTTCTGGATCACCAAGTCAGCAACGGACTCGTACGGATCGTTCGGCTTGTCACCAGAGATCACGTTCGTTGCGACTGCTGCGACCGGATCTCGCAACATCAACGCCAGTATCTGGAGCCCCTGCGTCGTCGCATCGACGCCTACAGGCAACGTCGTGACGAACGAGGACCCAGTCGTGTGTAGGTCATGAATCTCGATACAGGCAGAGAGAAACTCCCACGGCTCGTCCGCCTTGACCCACTCCATGTTCCGCTCGGGGTCGCCGCCGACCGCTCTGATCCAACTCAGGTTAGACTCGGTCCAGTCAGAGCGTGCGTCGAACGACAGCTTGTCGTGGCCGTATGCGTTCGCTGCTTTGACATACAGCCAGAACAAACCCCTGTCCGTTATTGGTTTGCCCCGTGAGAACTTCAACATCGCTTTGACCCAGCTCGGCCCCTGCGGTTGAAGGAAGTATGGCACGGGGTAACCCCGCCCTCGGAAGCACATTGAGAACGGGTAGTACAGGGTGCTGTGCTTGAACTTGTCCACGAGGTTCAAGACCTTCATCACTTGCAGACGCTTCGACTTCTTGCGCTCGTTCTCGAAGTGTTGCCGCGCCGCAGCCTTCCTCCACGCACGTCGCGACTCCGCATTCGTCGAGATGTCCTCCGGCTTGTTCGGGATCGGGTCGTTCTCCAGTGACGGGACTCCACCGATTGCGAGGTTGTCGTCCCAGCATCCCTTGAAGACAGCGGCGACCCGACTATTGATCCTGTATCCGGTGCGCTGCAACGCATTCACGGCGCTGTACACTGGCTGCATGTTGCAGTGCGAGATGTCCTCCAGATAGCTCTTGTCCATCGTCTTGACCAGCGCACGGCGACCGAAGCACGTCCCCTGAT